AGTTTCTATCCGGGCTAGTAGAAAGAGGGAAAGAAAAAAAACAAAGAGTGCTTAATGCCCTCTAAGTATTTTGTCAATATTTGTGTACTTGCCCACCACTTTCAAGGTGCAAGTAACATCATATATTTTATTTAATGCCAAACCACAAGCGGTAGCATACTTTTTGTTGATTGTGTAGGCTTTATTTTCAAAGCCTACAACAATTAACATAAGACCCCAATCTTGAGAACTCTTGCAAACTTTCGCTCTGAAAGTATATAACCTATCTTTTTTAATAGTTTCCATAATTATTTAGATTTAATTTATAGTTCTATTAGGGTTAGTATTTTTTCTGGTAAGAAAAAATATATTTATATAGTACAATTAAAGGGTTAGCCCTACTAAAGCATGGGGGGTGGAAGGGCAAGTGGCGCGGGCCGGGGGGTGTTGCAGTAGGGGGCCCAAACCCTCTCTAATATAAAACATGCCCATATTCCGTAATAAAGTTATGAGAGCAGTATTACCATTTGGTAACTTACCATTTGGTAACATAGGGGGGTGTTTTATTAATCTGAAAATTTTATAAAAAAAATTTTTGAGTATAGTTGTGGGGTAAGAAATGTTGTATATATTTGTGATGTGTTAGGTAGCTGTTTCCGACCATATAGCGTGTTCCTAATAATGTTAGCCCTGGTTACCTTTCCAGGGCTTTCTTTTTAACACAATTGTTCCTACAGAACAACAACACATACTCTCCCTGTGGATATTATCCATAGGCTCAGTGCCAGGAGGGCATACCGTAAGATCTGCTCGCTCACTCTCTGGCCTTCTCTGCGCAGGAAAGCTGCATAGTATAACTGTTGCACCACCCAAGTAAGTTTCTCTGATCAAGAAATACTGCTTGGGTTTTTTTATTCAAAATAATTTATATATTTGTTGAACCAACAAACTAATATGAGTAAGAGTAAGAAAAAAGATCCTATAACTTTAGTGAAAATTATTTCAAATGCTGATAATAGCTTTGAAATAAGATTACAAAAGATAGCACCACAAGCTGTTCCAGTTCTGGTAGGATTATTAGAAAAAGCCAAGTTTGATTTGTTAGCTAGAGATTTTGATGATCAGCCTGAAGAGCTTGATGAGTTACCTGGTAATTTTATGAATTCTAAATTTGACGCATAATGATTGAAAGATGTATGAAGAAGCCTGAATATTTTGATATGCTTCAACATAAGGAAGATGATAGACAATCTGTTTATGATTTTGCTGGAAGAAAAGCTGAGTTTATCAAACCAATAAACACAAATGTTCTTACATTATTTGTAGAGACTTTTGTGGGTCCTAAAAAAGTAAAGCATAATGATTATATTGTAAAGGATAATAATGGATTACTTACTGTATATACTCCAGATGAGTTTGAAGGTAAGTTTGTAAAAGTAAAGAAAACAGAAAATAAATTGTTATGAGTAAAACAAGCAACAAGCACAGAGTAGAAGCTTTGAAAGAATGGCTTCATTGGTTAGTAATCAATAAAACAAAAAAGAAATGAGTGACACAGTAGTAAAATTACCAGAAGGTATTATAGATGTTAACCAGAAAAAAGTACTGTCATTTGGTGAGCAATTGGTAGGAATTGAGTTTAACCCATCTAATGAGGCTGGTGTAGCTAAAGTAAAAGAATTATTTGCAGAGGCTGCTAATATTCTTAAAGACTCTTATCAAGAAGGACCAGGAAATCCTGTTAAGAGTTTATTATTTGATCATGCTGTAGGGGAGTTAGTAAGTGCTCAGATGGCAGTAGTAAAAGTTATAACATTTAAGTAAGATGAAATTATTAGGAAAAAGAATCTTGATTAACGTACCGGTAATTGAGAAAGCAGCAATTGAGTTAAGCCCAGCACAAGAAGCAGAGCGCGAAAAAGAGGCTATCAAAAAATGGACTCAATTAGAAGTTCACTCTGTAGGAGATGAAGTAGAGAAAGTAAAAGCTGGCGACAAAGTTTATGTCAACACTTATGCATTAGAGGGTGCAGAAAAGATTGAGATAGATGACAAGATTAAGTTGTTAGTAAAAGAGTTTGATATTGCAATTGTTTACTAAGATGAATGAATTACGTTATGAACAGTATAACAGAACTGTGATGAAAGATTTAAAAAAGAAAATGGAATATACAGCTTCAACAGAACCTTCTCCTACTGAACAACCTAAGTGGGTAGATCCACTAGAGTATAGTAAGAAAGTATTAGACAATATGCCTAAGTGGAGCGAGATCAAAAAACCAATAGATTTTAATGCTGCATTAAGACCTAAACATTATGGTGGTGAAGAAAATCCATATGAAGTATTTAAAGTTTTAGAAGCTTGGAAACTTGATAAAGATTTCTACTTAGGTAATGTAATTAAGTATGTTGCGCGTGCAGGAAAAAAAGATCCTGCAAAAGAAAAGGAAGATTTACAAAAAGCTTTAGTATATTTGCAACGCAGAATTGATCAAATATGATAACTCACATTATTTTCTTTATTATTGTTGCTACTGTTTATGTATTATTCTTTATCCATGAAGATTATAGAAAACCAATCTATATTTACAACACATGGCAAGATGATGATCAGAACAAATCAATAGCAAAAGCTGTAGTAATTCTAATGTGTGTTCTTTCTTTTATTGGTGGTCTTATTCAATGATTTTAAAATTAAACTAAATTAAAGCCTTGAATTTAACATCAAGGCTTTTTTTATTGTATAATTTTTTGTATATTATTATATAATGTTAAAAAATTAGAAACCATGCCGCAGAAATTTATACCTAAGTCGCCAGATAAGTATTTGAAAAAAGAAGCTGATACTTCTTTAGTAAAATTCGGTCAATTAAACTTTTTACTTAATCAGATGAACAATAATGTTTATGCAGATAATACTGCAGCATTAGCAGGTGGATTAAAAAAAGGTGATTTTTACAGAACTAGTACAGGTGTAGTAATGATTGTATTCTAAATATTTTATTTTAAATTTTATAAGTGTAAACTTTAATAATTTAAAATATAAAATTTACAGATGCGTTGCAGGTAATTGAACAAGCTTTAAATGTTGGAAATTTAAAAGGTGCTTATTCATTAACTGAAGCAAATACAATCTTTATTGCTTTAAATAGTTTGAAAAATCAGGTACAAGTAGTAGCTGAAGCAGCAACTAAAGCTGCAAAAATAATAGTACTTAACTCTAGATAATCGTCTAAGGTTTTTGCTTTTGTCAATATTTTTTGTATATTATTATATAAATTTTGTATTATGGATATCCTAAACTGGTTATATTTAAAAAAGCAAAAGTTCATTAAAAGTACTTTTAACAATACCCAAACAGACCTTCTTATAATCGGAGCAGATGTAGGTTTTAATGAAAGAGATGATAAGTATCAAAGTTATGCAATAACTATTGATGACTTTATTGCTCAATTACCTACAAGTGGTATTGTATTAACTACTGTAGGGATAAGTGGTCCTGCAACATTAATTGGTAACAATCTTAATATCCCTAACTATGCAACAGGTGGTGGTTCTGGAACTGTTACTTCAGTAGGTGTAGCATTGGGTACATTAGGTACTGATGTAAATGTATCAAACTCACCTATTACATCTAGTGGAAATATAGTATTGAATATACCAGTAGCTAGCGCAGCAAACACAGGTAAATTATCTTCAACAGATTGGACAATATTCAACAATAAACAAGATGCTATTGGATATACACCAGCAAATAAGGCTGGAGATACATTTACAGGAACTGTTTATGCATCAAATCTTTTTGGTACTAACACAGGTGATGAAACACAATCTTCAATTAAATCAAAATTAGGAAGTGCTTCGTCAACTGCAGATGGATATCTTTTATCTACTGATTGGGTTATATTCAATGCCAAACAAAATGCATTAGGTTATACTCCAGCTAATAAAGCAGGTGATACATTTACTGGTAATATTACTGCAACAAACTTATCAGGTACCAATACTGGAGATGAAACAACAGCAAGTATTCAGACTAAATTAGGATTAGCTTCTACATCTTCTAGTGGATATTTATCAGCAACTGACTGGAACATTTTCAATAATAAAGTTTCTACTTCAACAAGTATATCTACAACTTCTCCATTACAAGGTGGTGGTGATTTAAGTAGCAATAGAACTTTTAGTATATTACAAGCAGGTTCAACACAAGATGGATATTTATCATCTACTGATTGGAATACTTTTAACAACAAACAATCAGCTCTTGGATTTACACCTGAAAACATATCTAACAAATCTACAAATACTTCTTTAGGAACTTCTGATACATTATATCCAACACAGAATGCAGTAAAAGTATATGCAGATAATCTTTTAGGTAATGCTAATGCTCTTATTTATAAAGGTGTAATTGATTGTTCTACAAACCCTAATTATCCTGCAGCAGATGCTGGATGGATGTATATTGCAAGTGTAGCTGGTAAAATAGGTGGTGCTTCAGGTGTTGATGTTGAAGTAGGAGACATGCTTATTTGTAATACAGATGGTAGTCCTTCAGGTAATCAAGCAACAGTAGGTGCAAACTGGAATGTTATTCAGAAAAATATTATTGGTGCTGTAACAGGTCCTGCAAGTTCTGTGAATAATAGAATTGCTGTT